CCTAGGCCCCCCAGTCTTCCCGAAATAAAATTACCTACAGTTTTATACAAACTTCTACCCTCCTCACCACCGCATACAATGGTTCTATCATCAATACGTGATTACTTACACGAAGCTCAACTTCGCATCAAGAAAGAATGGCAAACATTCCAATCCTCACATGAAACCACCGGACACTCTGACACACGTCCCACCGACTACGATTTACGTCGATATTACGACTCCGCTCGCAACTACGACTCCGAACAACACCGCACATCAGAATACGAACACAACTTCTCTCAAACATATGAACGTTATACTAACGCAAACATCAACCGAGCTGAACCCTTCGAATTTTATCGTTCCCTCACCGACAACGAACTTCCTCCTGACCGCACGCCTCAACCTGGCATTACTGTTCTCCCCTTTCGTTACCACACTGGACAAATAGTCTACACAACCGATGACCTTCCTGAATCTGGCTTTGAAATCCATCCTCTCATTCAGTACTTACTTGACCGCAAATACTCTCATTACAAACAGTACACTAATCAATACTGCCGCCCACTTGGCACAACTGACGCTACTTTCAATGATTTTAACCGCGAACAACTCCACATTGATCCAATCGAAACAACCCGCAAAGAACAAATTTTACCCCTTGTAAAAACTATCCTTAACGGCCTTCCTTACTTACCACTTCATTTTGTTGACACAAGATTTTGCAACACACCCAAATCTACTGGCACTGGATACTTCCAACGCTTTTCAACATTTTTCCGAACCCATGCTTATTACGCACGAAATAATCTATACGCACTCCGTCCTACTTCAAAAGGATACTACTTCAACACCGTATATGAATTCTCCCGCACCTGGATGCATCACATCAAGGAATACGGATACCCCTTCGTCCCATCTGACAATGCTTCTGATAATATCAGACAACTACGCATTTTCTTTCAAAAGCACGTTACTATGCTCTTCACTCGCAACCATATCTCCGACCGAGATGGAAACCTCAAACAACGTCCCGTTTACGCCGCCGATGACTTCCTCATCTTCTGTGAACTTATGACCACGTTTCCACTCCACGTCATGGCCCGATACCCAATCAATGGTATCAAATCTGCAATTATGTACAGTTTTGAAACAATCCGTGGCTCCAACCACTATCTAGATTCTCTAGCACAATCGTTTCGCTCATTCTTTACAATAGATTGGTCCTCCTTCGATCAACGCGTTCCCCGCATTATCACCGACCTTTTCTTTACAGACTACCTTCGAGATTTAATCATTATCAATCATGGTTATCAACCCACCTACGAGTACCCCACTTACCCTGATCTAACTGAACACGATCTTTACCACCGCATGTCTAATCTTTTACACTTCATACATACATGGTTCAACAATATGGTTTTCGTCACCGCCGACGGATATTCATATCTTCGATCAACAGCTGGCATCCCATCTGGTATACTTAACACACAGTATATTGGCTCTTGGGCAAATATTTTCCTCCTTATCGATGGACTTCTTGAATACGGATTTTCACCATCCCAAATTCTTGAAATTACCTTCTTTATCCTAGGAGACGACAACTCTGGCTTCACACACCTTAGTCACGAAGAATTAACTCAATTCCTTCATTTCTTTGAAAATTATGCTTTTACACGCTACAACATGGTTTTATCCAAAACCAAATCAGTCATTACGATCTTACGCAACCGCATTGAGACCCTCTCTTACACATGTAACTTTGGCAAACCTCGCCGCCCACTTGGCAAACTAGTCGCACAACTATGTTACCCAGAACACGGCCCCAAAGACAAATATATGTCCGCACGCGCTATCGGTATAGCTTACGCAGCCGCCGGAATGGACCCTGAATTCCACGAATTCTGTTATGATATCTATCATACCTTCCTTCCATACGCCGCTCCCATCAACGATCACACACTTGACATGGCCCAAAAACATCTTCCTGGCTACTTCAAGATACTTGATTCACTTGCAGCCGAAATTCCTTTCGACCACTTTCCAACTATAGAAGAAGTATTATACAAATACTCTTTCTGGCAAGGCTATCTAAAGCCTCAACCCAAATGGAACTCTGCACACTTTGTGAATCTCCCCCACATCGTTCCTCCGGATGCAAAAACAATGACCCAATACGAAACAGAATTTAATATTCAACGTCCTACCGTCATCGATTGCTTCCAAGACTTCACATTCGTTTAATTTTACGATTTTCGTTTGTTTTGCCTTTAATTTAATTTTGGTCTCCTGACCTTTATAGTTTTCTAAACTCAAAAAATACCTTAAACCAAATAATAACC